CAAAAGTATATGAAGAAGTTATGGGTGAGTACTATAATTGGTATGAAAAAAACCCGGAGGAATCAAAATCATTAACAGTTCAATTTACCAAACTAACTAAAGTTCGTCAAATTATTGCGGATGAAAAAATTTCACAGACAATTGAAATTGCGGAAAATATTATCGAACAAGATAAAAAAGTAATCATTTTTTGTAATTTTACGGATTCGTTAAATAAAATAACGGAACATTTTGGAAAATCAGCAGTTAAACTTGACGGTTCAATGTCCAAAGTTGAGAGACAATTTAGTGTTGACCAATTTCAAGAAAACGATAAAATAAAAGTATTTGTCGGAAATATTAAAGCGGCAGGTGTGGGTATTACTTTAACTTCCGGTGAAGCGGCAATCTTTAACGACTTATCATTTTTACCTTCAGACCATGCACAAGCCGAGGATAGGGCGTATAGATATGGTCAAAAAAATAATGTATTAGTTTATTACCCGATATTTGAAAATACTATTGAAGGTATTATCTACGACATCCTCAATAATAAAAAACAAGTAATCGCAACTGTTATGGGTGATAACCAAAGTACTACGGATACCGCAGAAGAAATTCTTAAGAGAATTAATGAAATGCGTCATTAAACCAACTTTGGATTATTTATATGAAAAGGATAATCCTATAATATGAAAGAAATAGAAAAAAAAATTCAACAAATTGAAACAAAAATTCTTGAAGGACACATACAGAAAGAAAAAAATTTGTTGATTACAGAAATGAAGAAAATAGGTATAGAAAAATTACCTTATTCTTACTCATCCTTAAAAACATTCATTGACCCCGAGACAATGGAAATACATTATTCGAGACATTATAAAAATTATGTGGATAAACTTAATGACGCTCTTTCAAAGAAAAAATACGGAGATTTAGAATTAATACAAATCATCAAAACCATAAGTCGATTTGATAAGACTATCAGAAATAATGCAGGTGGGGCGTTTAATCACGCATTATTTTGGAACATGCTATCTCCAAAACCAACAAAACTTAAAGGTGAACTTCACAAAAAAATAATTAAACAATATGGTGGTTTCCCTCAATTCAAAAAAGAATTTGAAAAGATTGCAAAAGAACGATTTGGTTCCGGATGGGTATGGTTAATTTTAACGTCAAAAAATACTTTAAAAATTATGTCCACACCAAACCAAGATAATCCTTTAATGAATGTTATTGAAGGTGGTGGATTTCCATTATTAGGTTTAGATTTATGGGAACATGCTTATTATCTTAAGTATAAAAACAAAAGAGACGAATACATCACAAATTTTTGGAAAGTTGTGAATTGGGACTTTGTTTCAAAATTATACGAAATGAAAATGGAAACAAAATTGTTAGAAACAACAAAAATGAAACAAGTGATAAGTGAAGGAAAATCACATATGTGTTCCTCAACTGAGAATGAATTTTATAGAAATTTATTTAACACTAACCAAGAAATTAAGTGGACATATATGCATGGAATAAATAAAATAATGAAAGAAGTTTTTTCCGAAAATTATATAAGTAATCCACAAGGAAATCAAATGTCCGGAGTTTATGATTTAGAAACCGAGGGAAGGTCTGTTATCAATAAATTAAACACTAATTACACAGCGTTTTGTGTGTTACTTGGAGATTTGAATAAAGTGATTTCCAAAATTCCGAAAAAAACACCAATAAACTTTAAAGATAAGACACCACAAGAACAAATTAAAGAAGTTAAACGAATGGTCTTTGCGTTAGATTATTTTAAGTTTAGAATATTTGATAGAAATAGTTCAACATTTCATAACTTAATTAAAGTCTTAACCGAAAGAGATGCACTCGGAACTAAACGAGAAGATATCACATCAAAAATATTAAAGAGATATTTGGGTAAAGATTTTAAAGTTGAAGTGGTTGGAGAACTAGGAAGTAAAAAAGATGGTATTGGTGGGGTAGATTTAGAAATAACAAAAGATGGTGTCACTCAAACTGCACAAGTAAAACCTTTTCGGGATAAAATAATCACAAATGATGGAATATCACTTGAAGGTACCGGTAGTGTTAAAAATTATAAAACAGATTTAATGATTTTTCAAAAAGGAAAAAATGTATTAGTTTTTAACAAAAAACCAATAATTGTTAATGGTAATTTTTTATTTCCATTAGACTCATTACTATATGATATAACTTAATATTTATAAATAATATAATTTAAAGATATGGCAGTTATTCCGGAACCAGAAAGAAGTAAAATTTATACAAGAGTTAAACATCAATTAGGGGCACCATTAAGAAGTGTTGAATTAGAGGATGAGATGATGGATTCTTTAATGGAATTGTCCATTGGAGATTATGAAGAATATGTCCTTCAATGGTTAATTGATAGTCAATGGGTTAATTTAGTTAACTTAAACATGAGTGAAAAATCAGTAGCAAAGGCGTTGATTACTAGAACCATGGACTTTGAACAACAATTTAGTTATTCGTATTCTAAAATTGTGGGTCTTCAAACAGAAGGTCCTTGGGTTTTAAAAAAGGATTATTTTATTCTAAGTGCAAATACACAAACTTATGAAATCCCTGCAGGTCGTGAAGTAAATGAATTACTTTGGTTTAGTGACCAAGCGTGGACAGCATTTGGATTAGGAGGTATGGCCGGTGGATTTGGTGGTGTTGGTCTTGGAGCCAATGAGGCAGGATTCGCTCAAATGGGTTATCAAGGGTCGTATTTTATGATGTCAGGGTTTGATTACCTTGTAAGGATGCAAGAGGCAAATATCTTAAATAGAATTTTAGGTGGTTCTCTAACATATAGAATTACAGGATTACCTGATGGTAAAAAAATGATTCATTTATATAATACACCCGGTGGTAAATTTAATTGGTCTAATTATAATGCTTATGTGGGTAAAGCGGTTTGGTATTGGTATTATGATGTGACTCCTGATAACAGAGCTGATTGTTTAAAAAATAATCCTGACGTTATCAAATTACCAACAGACGTGCCAATAGAAGAACTAAGTTGGGAAGACCTAAACGTACCGGGACAACAATGGGTTAGAAGATGGTTCACCGCATATTGTAAAGAAACATTGGCAAGAGTTAGAGGAAAATATAGTGGAAATCTTAAAACTCCGGATAGTGAATTAACCATGGATTATCAAAGTCTATTAACTGAGTCAAAAGATGAAAAAACAAAATTAATTGAAGAATTAACAGGAGCTGAAGGTTGGTTGACAAGATTAAGACCTGAAAAAGTCATGGAAAGAGAAGCATTAATTGCAGAAAACTTAAATAAACAAATGAAATTTAGAGCAATGCCTCGACAAATTTATGTAATATAATATGGCAATAGTAAAATCAATACCCTCAAGAAAAATAATTAACGGAGAAGTAATTAACACATCAGAGGTATCCGTTGTTTCAGAGGTTGAATACAAAACAAATGGTGAAAGTTGTATTATTGTTAGAGGAGTATCTCAATCAACAATTACATTAGATTCAAAAACCACAGACCATGTGGTTGTTAAATGTATGGTAAACACAACAATAAAACCGGATATTGGTAAAATAGACGAAGAATATGATGAAATAGGTGCCGACCGATTTTCATGTATTGAATTCCGGTTTGTCGGTGGAAATTGGTATATTTTATCGAGTGATGGTCTAAAACAATCATAAAAAAAAGTGGTCAATTGACCACTTTTTTTTTATACACACATTTTTAGTTTTTCTTCCCATCCTTCTTCCGCCAATTCATACATATAATCAGGTGATAGCCCTCGTTTTTCCCAATACTTTAATTCTTGTTCAGTAACATCAAGAACATCTTCTTGTAATCTATCTTGAGACCCTTCATCTAATGGATGTCCGTTAATTAACTCACATTGTGATTTTGTAAAGATACCTCTTTTCTCAGGGTCATTAACTAATAAGTTATTTCTGACCTCATCTTGAAAAACAACCATTAAAGGTTGTAGTTTTTTATTAAATGTTGTTATCGCTCTCGCAACATTATAATCTCCCTTTAAATCAGGATTTTCATCTAAGATATTCTTATCTAACATATAACAATTTAATTGAAGACCATCCCCCTTTTTCTGTACATCTCCATGAGAAGCTCTAAGACCATTATTCACATACATGATAACATCACCTAAATTAACTTTTAAATTTTCTTGTAATGCCAATTCCATGTGAGCCATTCTCGACATACTATTACCCGCTTTTGTTTTAGTATTTAAACGTTTTTGGTAATCTTCTAAAGATAATTTAACTCTAGCCCTCTGTGCTATTTTACTTAAAGAAATCTCTTTATCATAAATCTTTTGTAAATACTCATAATAATATTCCACAAATGATTGTCCATCACCCTGAAGTAATAACTTAATCCCTTTATCCAAAAACTCCTCAATATACAACGGAAGTTTTTTAGACTTAATACTATTACCGGTCAACTTTATTTTACCTTTAGAATCCATAACCGCATAGTTCTTACGAGCTAAATTGATGGTTGAAGGCCAAACCCCGTCTGTATCCAGAGCCATCTCACCTCTCATAAAAATATCATTATACTCCGCAACATCCGCCTCAGGTCCATAATATTCTTTACCTTCTTTGACTTTCCAATTCAAACCTCGACCAACATATACTCGGTCATTGGCTTCATCCGGAGTAGAGAAGTTAACACCATCGGTGTCCATCACCAATGGTACATAACCTTTTGACATGAAGAATTTAATCATTTGACGAAGATATTGTCTACCGGTACAAGTAATTTGTTCCCCCATATACATATCACCCCAAGCGTACACCTGTGGTGCCGATAATGCACCAAACATTGAGTTAATGAAAATCTTAATTGTCC